CTCCGCAGACTTCGTAGGTCTAATCATTACCATACAAGGCATCTTGTAGTTATCGATATCTTCTTCTGTGACAATAGTCTCACCCTTGATAATTCTGAACTCATAGATACCTCTCTTTGCTTGGATATTCTTAAGTACAGGTAATATTTTCAGAGTGAAGCTATTCCATGTAACTCTATCATTAGGTTCGAATGTTAGATAATTACATGCAGCAGTGATGACTCTCTTCAAGTAATTCATCATTCTACGTACATTTACTCTATTTAATGCAGTATCTGCTCTAAGTAAAGTCTTCTGACCCCATATAACGAGTCCTACCTGAGGATCATCATAAATAGCATTTATACTATTGTCTCCTGTATAGAGGTATTCTGTGTCTGTCTTACCTAACTTAGTTACTGAATCTAATGCTCCTCTTATAATTCCTCTATTGAGACCTGCAGGTGCATACCACACTTCAGTAATACGATCACTATAAGCATAACTTGCAGCTACTAGTACACTCGGAGGAACATTCACTCTTGTCTTGTTGATAGGATCATAGATAGTAATCCAGTCATAATAAAGAGCTCCATAACTAGAATTAAATGCAGTATGCTGATACTCTCCTGCACCATTATGCCACTGAGCTACTCCTTCCTTAGTCAATCCTGCAGGAGGATCTACTAAATAGAGACAGTCTCCTCTAGATTCTGCTAAAGCTAACATCGCAGTTACTACAGGAGCTTCAGAAACTCCAGGTACTGCGAATAAGTTCATATCGATAGTATCGGAAGCGAGTACTTGAGCAGCATTTATATAGTCTGCTTCAGAGATATCTTCTATACCATCTGCTCCTCCAGTAAATGTGTACACATCTTCAGTTAGAGCTACTACAGCAGGATTCATATATGTTACAGAGACATAATTAGATACGAACTTAGTACCTATATCTTCTATCAGGATATTATCTATAGTCTCTAGTGTAGTACCTGCTTTAGACTTAATAGCGAACTTGTATGTGTCAATAGACTCACCTTCGATGACTTTAGGAATTCCTTTGCCTACGACTACTGTGTATCCATCATAGTAAGTACCTGACTCTATGAAGCTCAGAGTGATGGCACTCACTTCTTTACCTTCAGCATCTACTCCAGAGATTGATACAGTAGATCCTGTAGCACTCTCAGAAGCTGCTCTTACGAAATATAATTTAGATGACTGACTTAAGAAATACTGTCCTGCATATAGTCCATAGCACTTAGAGTGTAAAGGACCGAATTTATTCACAAGATCCTGTGCACTAGTGCATACTGTCGCTACTCCGATAGGACCTTTAGTAGCTGTACCTACTACAGCAAATACTGTCTTTGCAGCATATGCGACATAGTGAGAGTAATCTCTTTCTATTGGATAAGCTCCTATTTGCATATTAATAACCCTCCTTGTATTATTCTTCTATATGAGATCTACTTCTATGAGAAGTTAATCATCTAGCAGATGCAAATTCTGCTCCACAAATTTCACAGATAAATTTATCTACACTAGAGGGATCATCTTCATCAGGAGTTACTTCCTCTTCCTCAGGAGAATCTTCACTGAGATCTAATTCTTCTTCACTAGAAAAGTCATCTTCACTGATGAATTCTTCACTATGAGTAAATGGAGATGTTCCGACTACTTCAATGATACCTCTCAATTTATTTGTATCTGAGAGATAGAATCCTTGTAATTCAGTGCATCCATTACCTTCAATATAGATAGTAAATTCTCTTCCTCCTATAATCTCTACTATCTTCACTTGTTGTACTACAGGAGTTAGATTTTTAATCTTCATTCTTACTCCTCCTTTCGATGATTAGTATCTTATACTCATTCATATATATCTACAGGGATGATAGGGAACTTCTCAGTCTCTACATCTACTGTTAGAGTTATTCTAGCGTCTATAGTAAATCCTATAGTGTGTCTATATATCCTTCCTATCTCTGTTTCTCTTTCTAGGTCGGAGTTATCATTCCAGGATACATCTAGTATATGGAATCTACCTACCTCTCCTCCAGGATTTATAGGTACTAATAGTACTTGTTCCTGCATGAAAATCTTGGAGATGAGAGCTACAGCTAAATTTTGTACTTCTATCTCTTTAGATGCCCATATCTCCACATTGTAAGTAAGATTAACTGGGATATTCCTTACATACTTAGCTTCTCTAAGTTGTTCAGTTAAGAGGGACATACTGACTAAGTCACCTGATACAGTAGCAGGATTATTCATCCTATTCCAGTCTATATCAAATGAGGAACTACGATAAAAGCTGATGAAATTCCAAGGTTTCTTATCAGAATACTTCTCTTGTTTTGTAATAGTTCTTATAGCTACTTGTGTAGGAGCATAGACAACTTTACTAGAGATAGAGGATAGATACTCGAAAACAGCTCTATCGTACTTCTCTATATCTGTATGACTGTTAGATATACTAGATCACTCCCTTCATCATCAAATAACCTCTCCACAAATCTAGTATCCTACGATTAATATGCTGAGAATTCTTCGCTAGGAGAGGACGAGCATTGAACTTAGAAGTCCCGTACTCTATTGCTCTAAGTACTCTTATTAGAGGGATATTAGTCCCTGGATACTTGTACTTAGGACTCACTCTTACTACAAAATTGTGACCTATCTTAACTACTTCTAGAGCATCTCCTATTACGTATAGGATATCTGTAGTAGGGACTGTACCTATATAATTCTTATACTCTTTGTCCTCGACAGGCTCCCAATCTCCGTTATATCTCCTAGAATTAATACTCTCTTCTATAAGTCGTAGATAGAGATTGGAGATATAGTAAGAGAATGATTTAATCATCAGTAATAAAGTCTTTTTATCTTCTGTATTATCTAATGATGCACTATAGTTCGATAACTTTTTAATACTTATACGTATATCAAAATTACTCATAGTTGTCAGCTCTGAAAGGTACTAATTTTACAGTATAATATATAGTATTAGGGAATCCATTACCTTTAAAATCTTTTATAAGGAAACTTCTTGTACTACTATTATCATCTATAGGATTAGACACCAAAGTTACTTTATCATCAACTGCAGGTCTAAAATCTGCAGGTTTTCCACTTTCTCTAATATAAAGTACAGGTATGTAAGCTACTACAGGGAATTCCTCTGTCTCCACATACCACCCTAAAGACTTAAGAGTTCTTATACTAGGGACTTCCTCATATGTAATAAATGTATTAATAGTTCTGTCAAAAGAAGTTTCTTCTCCTACGATATCATTATAGAAATCATAAGTATCAAGATAACTATCCTTTATAGAATCAATAACTGCAGAGATTCCATGTACCTTCATATTTTCATACATCTGCTTACGATGGTAGAGAACTTCTTTCTTAGAGATCTGTAACCCCACAACTACTCACCTACTTCCTAAGGAACTTCTTGCTAGAGATATCTCTCGCGATAGAAGACCAGTTTAGAGGGAACGCATTCATTGCAGTATAACAGTGTTTACACATGACTCCTTGTAATTTAGGATTCCTAATCTTAGGGAATCTATTCTCATCTTCTGACTCATTAGCATCTAATTGAGTAAGTATGTACTTATATCCGAAATATAAATAAGCAGGACAAGTACAACTAATATGTAGGTCTCCTGCTATAGCTAATCTGACTTTCTCTCTAACATCCAGATCTTCAGAATCTTCTATATCTGGATACTCAGATAATTTAATCTTCACAGTGTAAGTAGTAGGAGGATCAGCCGTGACAGAAGGTACTCGGAAGAATGCTGTATAGTCCTCAGTAATACCTAAGTATACAGCTCTCTTGACTAATTTTGCCTTGTCTTTAGTCCATGAATCCGTATCACTTATCATATCTTTACGAGTAATTTCATCTAATCTTCTTTCCATAGGTACCTCTCACCTAACATCTAATTCCAAATCTTATGTTCTGGAATTCTGAAACTAGTCTTTCCTCTATATTGCGTTTCTCCTCCATGCCTTCAGATACTAGACTATCTCCATCTAACTGAATAGCTCCTGGAGCTGACTGTAATTTTCTACGGATATTCCCTTCTATTATCTTACATAAAGCTAGTGCGTACTCTTTCACTCTCTGTAATACATCATTATCCTCTATTTCTTCTACTGATCTGTAGTTCCTGAGATATTTAATACATAGATTCTTTACATCAACGTTACTAAGATATAATTTATGTTCAGACTTCTCAAATCTTGTATCTGTGAGTCTTACAAAATTCTGGAGAGTGCTCACTGCATTCTTTTGCATCAAGAAGATATAAGGGTCACTAAGATCATTATAGTTGTACAAATACCTACTCACAGAGAATAGATCAGTGTCATCTGCTACTACTCTAGCTCTAGTAGCAGAAGGTTTATCTAGATTAAGTACTTCGACTACAGTTGTAGTATCTTTAGGTAATTGTACAGAGTTACCTTCTACAGTAAAGTTCTCTACGCAAACATAAGGAGCATATATACTAATCTTCCTAAGTGCTTCATGTACTTTTCTTGCTATAGACTCATCACTGATACCTAAAGAATTTATATCGCACCCTAAGTCGACTTTAATCTCTTCTACTAATTCAGATAGTAGCATACGATCACCTCATCTTTCTATAAATGTATAAAGGGAGGAGGATTCCTCCTCCTCCCTTACTCAGTATATACTCTATTCTCTAGAGATTAAGCATTAGCCCAGATAGAGCCTTCTGCAGGAGAAACAGTGAGTGCATCACTAACCATACGAGATGCAGTGAAGTTAGTAATACTACCCTTAGCATAGAGCTTGTTGTTGAGCATCACCTGACCATAAGAAGTAGCAAGACCCTTACGGAAGATGAAGTCATCAAGTACCTGAGTCGGAGTAGCGTAGAGAGGCATGTAAGGAGCGTATACGAAACCAGCATCTAACCAAGAGCTACCCTTGTAACCAAGTACGAAGTTGTTGTCATTGTAGAACGGATTCTTGTAAACATCCCACTTGTTAGAGAGACGACCGATCTTGTGAGGACCATTGATAGACTTAGTACCAAGGTTATCAGCAGAGAACTCAGGAAGTGTCTCAATGATATTACATACATTAACACCAGCTACAATGAAGTTTGCACCTACACGCTTTGTACCAGTGAAGATCTTATTACTCATTTCAGTAAAGAGATCGATAATAGTACGCTTGTATTCCATGTAGCTAAGCTGATTACCAGGCATCTGGCAGTCCCAAGTGAATCCAGTCCAAGCAGCCTTAGCATAGAGTTCCTTGAGAAGCTCACCATCGATTTCAAACTTGATCTCATTGCTCATAGCAGTAACAAGTTCAGACTCAGCATCGATACCCTTCATCTTCTGAAGTTCGAAGCCAGCATCAAGGAGCCAACGAGCACGAAGCTTTCTCGGGAATGCTTCAAGAGAGATAGAAGCGAGATCAAGATCTACCTGAGAGTAACCTACAGTAGTTAGATCCATATCATAACGATAAACTGCAGTGATTGCTGCATCTGCTGCAGGAGCATTTGCAAGAGTAAGAGAAATTTCACCAGTAGCTAAGTTTACAGTACCCGATACACCAGAACCAGCGATTGCTGCGAGTGTATCTACACCATTTGCAGAGCTAACTACTCTAGCAACTTCAACACCGCCTACATAAATTACAGTAGCACCTGAACGTACAGGAGTGTAACCTAATGTAGTAGAGAAAGATGTAGTAGCACCATCACCAAGACCAATGGACTCACCATCAACTACGTCATTAGAGAAGTTGAAGGAGTTACCATTGATACCAGTGAACGGAGAATTCATCTCAGTACCTGCAGTGATAGTACCCTTGTTGTTACCGTAGAGGTACTGGAGATAGAAGATAGCACCATGCTTAGCGTTCATAGGCTGAACGGATACGATATCATGAGCGATAAGGTTAGGAACAGTAGCGGAGATAACATCGAAACCATAGTCGATGAAAGTACCGAGATTTACTGCTCTAGTTGTTTCATCCATACGAGCTGCATACTGATAAGTATTCTCAAGAAGAGTAGCAGTAGTAGCGATGATATTGTCCGGAATAGAAGACTTGTGCTTCTGCTTGTAACCTTCACGGATAGCAGTTGTGTAGTCTTTCCATCTACGAGACTCAGAGAGATCAAGACCTCTCATAATTACACTCTCAGCGAGAGTCTTGTTATTATTGAACTTCATTAAAATATCCTCCTAATTAACTAAACTCTAGATACTATAGCAGCTAATCCAGACAATCTAGGATTTTCAGTCTTAGTACTCTCAGTCAAAGTATTAGACTGTATATTGATGGTAGTCTGACGTTTCCGTCCTACAGAAGATAGAGAATTCAGTCTATTCTCGATTTCATCTATAGTATTAGCTCCTTCTAGTAATTCAGATACTTGAGAGTACGACATACCTCTCTTTTCAACAGCTAAATTTTTTCTTAGCTCTACGATTTCTAGCTCAAGAGAATTAATCTTTTCTTTATAGGTAGAGGCTTCTTTCAATCTATTATAATCTTCTTGTAGATTAAACATATTTTCTAATAAGCTTTCATACTTCTTATTAGCACTCATGAGCTCTCTTCTCAAAGATTTAATCTCTTTACGAGACTCTATCATCTTCTCTGTATCTGATTTAATAGTAGACTCTGCAGTCTCTAATAATCTTTTTAGATTATCAGTCTCTGCTTTATTTATACTAATCTCTTTAGTAGGAGTAGTCTTCTTACTAATGAGAGATTCACGAATATTATGTATCATATCTCTTATGCTATTATGCTCTAAAGATTCATTTAGAGGTAGTTTAGACTCAATGTATTCTAGACTATCTGATAATTTTTTAGACTGATCTGGAGAAAGTACCGCATTAGCAAATGACGGATCAGCTACTAAATCATAAGTGATAAGTTTTAAGTCAGTAACTTCTACTCCATCTCTTACTTGTCTTGTAGAGCCTACTCCTCTAGAAGAGATGCCTAAAGGAATACCTGCTTCTACTAAAGACTGAGCTATCAATCCAGCTGGAGTATCTAATAATTCGACAGAGCCATATACTTTCTTGACTCCTTGATCTTCTAGAATCTCACAGTCTGTAATGACATGAGAAACATTAGATAATCTAACTTCATCGTAGTCTACAGGGTGATCTAATTCACCTAACAATCTTTTATCTTTTATCTTTGGTATCAACTCTTCATACGCAGATTCGTATATGTCATCAGGATAGCGTCTGCCATTTTGATTAAGTGTACCTAGCTCAGCAAAAAGTCCTGATAAGATTTTCTTTCCTTGAGTTGATAAAGGACCTATAGATTTTTCTACAAGCTGCAAAGAGTTTCACCTCATTTCTTGTTAATTATGTGTATTATTATAAATATCTAAAGAAATACTGAGTGTAGTACTGACTACACTCAGTATCAAAGAGTATTATCTTATTCTAGACATTCACTATCTGCTGTTTTTACTTCTTGAGTAGCTAATATCAACTTACTGTAAAGAAATTCTCCTACGAATACACAGTCGTTTGCATACTCTTTATCGAAGAGTTCTAGAGCTTCTTTAGACTGTTTATCTATACCTCTACGATTGAGTTTAGTATGATAACTATTGTGACGTCTACTAGGCATAAGTACTAGATTGTATAACTTATTTTCATCATGGTTACCATTTTTATGATGAAGGCAGTACTCTATAGTAGAGTCATAATTCTCTATATTAAATTCATCAGCTAATATCTCAAGAGTTTGTCTTAATGTCGTATCTCCTCTAGCTTCTTCGAGTCTACGAGACTCTATTAGACGCCTAACTATATACTCCATACTCCTCTTACTTACCTCTTAAGTAATTTACGAGGTTTAGTAGACTCTTCTACAGGATTCTTCTTAGTGTCTCTCATCTCTTTGAGATGTTTCTTGAGAGCAGCTAATTCCTCATCTGTAATATCTTCTTCCTCTTCTAGCTCTGAGTCAGATTCATCTTCTACAGGAGCTTCTTCTTCTTCTGATTCTTCTTCTCCTACGATCTCAGCAACTTGCTCCTCAGTGATTCCAGGTAAAGATGTTACTTCCTCTGCATCCTGAGAGAGTTTCTCTTGGACATCAGGATCTTCAGAATCTTCATGTTCTTTAGCTAACTCTTTATGTAACTCTACTCTCGCCTCTGCATACTCCTGATCAAACTCCTCAGACTCTTCAGAGGAATTAACATCTTCGTCTTCGATAGGAGGTAACTCCTCTTCTTCCTCTTCATAGAGGAGAGCTTCAGAGAATTTAGCTAAAGACTTCATAGTAGCTTTACTAGGAGCTTTACCTTCCATTAAGCTACCTAATAACTTAGATACATCTACAGAAAGGAGCTGTGTAGATTCTCTGAATGTATTAAGGAATTCAGGATTGTATTCTAACTCTACGGAGAGTTGAGTCATAGCAGAATTAGCTGCTTTATAAAGAGCAATAGACTCTTGACGAGTTAGTGCTGCACCTTCACGCAATTTACTATCTAGCTTTCTGAATGTCTTCACGAAAGCCTTAGTAGCCGACTTCTTCTTGAACTCAGTCAAGGGAATTCTATCCCATGAAGAAGATTCATTAGTTCTCTTCAATCTACGAGGTCTAGAAGATTCTTTCAGATTTTTAGAGAACCAATTCTCTACCCATCTTTTAGCTTCTTCTTCCGAACTAAAACTATTAGCATCTTCATCATAACCTGTACCTGCTAATATATCATTTTTACGAGTATCGTAGATATCAACACCGTAGTCTAAAAACTCTTCACCATCAGGCTCATAAATAGTACCTATAATCTGATTATCAAGAGATTCTCCTCTATTGATATAATACTTTGTACGTCCAGAGAGTCCATATTCTTTAGACCACTCACTATCCCAGGTATACCCTGAGACCTCTGCTTCTCCTAACTTCTTCAATCTACGAGGTCTAGAAGACTCATTAGTTTTCTTATTCTTACGAATCTCTTCTAGATGCTTAGCTAATTCCTCTAATTCTTCATCAGAGAGTTCTATATCTCCTGCAACTGTTTTGTCATTTTCCTCTACTACCTCTTTCTCTTCTGCCTCTTTCGACTCTTCTATAGTCTCGTCAGGAACTACTTTACTATACTCCTCTTCAGGGACTAAAAGCTCTTCATCCTCCATCTTTTTAGACTCTACCATCATCGATAAATATTTTAGATTGCATAACTGACGAGAAAGTCTATCAATATCTGTAGGATTGTTCCTTACATCTTCGAGATGTGCTTCTACTAGCTTCTGGAGATTAGATCCTCTCTCACTATCGTAGAGAGTCTTGTAACTCTCAGATATAATCTCAGATAGATTATATCTTCTGAACATTGTATTCTCCTGAGATTTAGCACTCAAAGATTCTAAAAGTTTATTACGTCTCATCGAATTTTACCTCTCTTCTCTAAAAGTCTTTAGTGAATTTGTTCTGTATTATTAATTTTAGAGTCTATTAAAGACTCTCTAATTTGCTCATATCTTTCCTGATTGCTAGTAGACGGATACATAGCATTATAGTCTGTACCTCTATACTCTCTATGACTGAATACTCTAGTAGGAGGATTTATATCAGACTCTCTATTAAAGATTTTATCTATAATAGACTTGTCTAACTCAAGGTACTTACTCATAATATGCTCTGCAGCTTCTGATATATTCATAGGCTCTGCAGTCTCTCCTATACCATCTCTCATAGAAGTTAATACGTCCCACATGTCTCTTGCATTAGATATCTGTTTTTGCTGCTGTTCTGCTCTAGCTTCTTCATCTATAGCAGAGACAGGAGTCAATGTGATATCTAAATCTACTTCATCTGGGTTCAGTCCTAGATAAGCTAAATGAATCTTAACTAATCTACGTAATCCTGCAGTCATAGTAGTCTGTAACTGACTTACTGATCTTGCATATCGTATATCTAATTGTATGAGAGTAGATCTTGCATTTAGATCTTGTTCATAGTTCAGATAAGCTTTAGGGACTTTTAATGCAGAAAATAATTTATTTAGTAGGTACTCTAAATCATACTGCTCCTGTATATTAACTTCTCCTCCTACAGACTCTATACGTACATCATTCTGAGGATCTCCTACAGGAATGAAGATATCTTCATCATAATTTACAGTATGCTTGGAAGATGAGTATATACCTTCTTCAATATTTAAATTAATATCCTTTTTTAATAATCGAGCATAATTAGATATAGTCTCAAAAGCTTTATCAGGAGATACATCTCCTACATTGATTAAAAATATATTTCTACGAATACTATTAGTCAATCGAGAAAGAAGAATCATATTCTCGACGAATCTTAACTGAGCGTATACTTTTATAGCTGGACGTAGTATAGACTGTCCATACGCAGATGTTAAATTCTTATCGAATGTATCATCATTATTCCCTAGTCGTGTATGAGTACTCTCTTCCTTATAGATATCTCCCTTGTGTCTAAAATGTATGAACTCCCAAGGAGCGTACAAGTCTGTATTAGAGTAGACAGAATCTTGACTATTAGAAAAAGCTACTAATTTACCATTCAGATCTCTACGTTCAATGATACTAGGATAGATAGTATCATTAACATGAGTTACTCCTCTTCCGTACTCTCCTCCTACCTTGATGAATAGATCTCCGTACTTCGCAACTGCTCTTGTCCACTTAGATATTTTATCTTCTATCTCGAATTCTTCGAAGAATTCAGAGACTAAAGTCTGTATCTTAGCTGACTCAGACTTAATATGTATGATAATACCTTCTTCATCTGCTTGTGTAGCGTCATCAGAAAGGATATCTAGTGCAGAAGAGATATACGCTGTACTCTCATCCATCTCATCATATATCTCATACCTTTGATTTCTAGTATGAGGAGTATTTCCTGTAGAGTTGAAATTAACATTGTTAAATACAGAATTTAACAGATTAAAATAATCTGTTAAAGATTTACTTCTCTCTTCAGGGTTTACATTGTATCTATTGATAGCTGCATCTTTCAGAAGATCTATATCTTCAGGAGTCAGATTAGCTATATATTTCAGAAGAGAAGCTTCATCAGGGAGAGAGTTTGATTGAGTAGGCTTCTTAGATTTACTGAATAATCCCATCTTCACTCCTCACCTCCTTTATTTCTTTACTTACGTGAATGGTTTTCTTATCTGCTATGCTAGGAAGTAGTATAGTAGTAACTACTCCTCTTCAATTTCTAATTTGTCAAGATCTAGAGCTTCAAGATGACGTACTACTCCTAGAGCATTTTCATACCCTGATATTACACTCTCTACATCGGAGGATACCAAGAATCCATGTTCTACTACTTTTATATGAAAACTCTTAGTAGGTACGTCATGTAATATCTCAGGATACATATATGTTTTCTCTACAGGTTCTATTAATAGTTCAGTATTCTGAGGGATAATATCTACTAGTTTGTATCCTGACTTCCTCAGGAAATTAGATAATTCATAGATATTAGGATGAGTTTCAGGATCCCACTTAGAAGCTTCCTTCAGTAACTTATCTTTCTTGAACGCTTCTTTAATCTTTTCTTCTATAGTCAACAATATCACTCCTTCTTAAATAAAAGAAGAGTATCTGATACTCTTCTTTTATATCGACATGAATTACACTACTTCCCATCCTGCAGAAGT